TAGTAGAAAGATCAAAATTATAAATAAAAAAAGGCAGTTACGAAACAACGTAACTGCCTGATAATTTAGTAGCGAGAGGGGGGCACGATCCCCCGACCTCCGGGTTATGAAAACTTTTGTCTATGCTTTGTAAATGCTAACTTGTTTATTATAAGTGATTTAACTTTTTAATATTATTGCTTTTTATGGTTAAATTTTTTTAATTGTTGTCACTGGTGTTGTCAATGTTGGGTTTCTTTTAGTTTATTGTTTAGGCATAACAGTGACTTTTAAACCTATTTAATAATCATTTCAATTTTTGATATAAATTATTGGGTTTCCATTTATCACAATGGTAGATATCAATGTAGAACCACTTAAATTGGCTGTTCTTGAGGAACCTTCAATTGTCCAAGTCACTTCATTTCCTGAAAAGACATAAGTTCCTTGTGTAACAATATTAGGTGAAAAGACACTCCCTGGTCTAAACTGAATTCTTTGACAGTTTTTTTCTGATAAAAACTCTATAGTTTCTGTAGCACCAGCTCCATAAATAATAGATGCAATTGGGTCTTTAGCAGTAAAGCTATTTCCAATAAAGGGATTTAACATTTTTTCATCATCTGATGAACTACAGGAAAATGATAAAACTGTAAATAAAAAAAGTAGTATTATTTTTCTCATAATATTTTTATTAAACTAATTAGCATTCATTTCTCATTCCATTCTTATCACGCCCATTACAATTGCAATAGCATGTATATCTTCTTTCCTAACCTGAAAAGGTTTGTACTTTTCGTTATCTGAAACAAGCATAATGTTAGTTTCATTATCACCCTCCTGAATACGCTTTATTAAAGCCCCTTGGTTAGTGTCTATAACATATACTTTATTCCACTGAAAAAATATGTCTTTCAATGGAACCTTCTTACAAGCCACTATATCGCCACTATTATATTTTGGGTACATACTACTGCCTTTTACGTTTATAAGGTAATCAGCGCCTTTAAAAGTGGGTATAATGAACCTTTCGCAGTCTAATTCTAAAATTGAAATCTCACCACTGGCTATACCTGCCATTGCATTTACTGGTATTAATGGCAATCCCTCCTTTAGAAGAACTTTATTGATCATATTATTAAAATCTGTTTCATTGCTTTCGTATGAATTTTTAAATTCTGCATTATTCTGCTTATTATCTTCCATAAGATTCAATAAAATAAGCAGACTTTCACCACTAGGAAGGGTATTTCCCTGTTCATACATCTGTATTGAACGCAAGCTTTTGCCAATTTTTAAAGCAAAATCAGTTTGAGAAAGATTTAATTTCTCTCTTAAAGCCTTTATTTCTTTACCATTTATATTTTTCTTCAAAATATTTTAAATTTATTATATGCATAATGTTGCGTATATGCAGAATGTTGCATATATTTGTTAAACCAAACAATACAAATAAAGGAAATATAAATGAAAGTATCATCCGAAAAACTACTTAAAGGCTTAAACATTGTTAAAATTGGAATAGAACCAGAATTTAAAGATGTAAACTTTTTCTTGTTTAGAAATCAAGAATGGAGCTGGGAGGATGGAGCAGAATTTGGATTGAAATGTCATTTAGAAGTTTACGCTAAAGAAGATTACAGCTTTGATACTTACATAAATAATATCGTAGTAATGGATAATGAATGCAATTTAATAGAGCTAACAAGTTCACAGATAGAAAGACTTAAATCTGAAATTATAGAATCAATAGAAATCTTAACCCTTCAAGCATAATGAAAAAATCAAAACTAGGTCAAATCCTCAGAGAAATAACGGACCCTTTTGCTAAAAAAATAGTTGAAGAATCTGAAAGACCATCAGTACAATGGGGAGATTCTTTTAAAAAACCACAAAAAAAACAATCATGAGTAGTATTGAATTTTTTAACTCAAAAATTAACGATTGCTTATTAAAAAAGCATGATTCAATTTCTAAATCTGAAAAAGAAAGTCTAAACCAGGAAATAGAGCACTACCACAATGGTATTATCTCAATTACAATTTTAGAAAAAATAAAAGTCGGAGACCTATGAAAACACTAGAAACGGGAATTTCAACACAAATAATAAACTCTCGTGTTGAAGTTTATACACCAGCAGAAGCTATTAAGCTTGAACATAGTAAATGGTGGAATATAACTTTAAAAAAAAACACATTAAATCCCAATTATAATATGCTGGGTTTTCTTAATTGGTATTCAAAAACAAAAAACATTCATGTCATTTCAAATGACGAATTCTTAAGGATCAACGAAAAATTATCATAATGAAAAAAAAGTACAGAAAACTATGGGACAGAATGATTGAGCAAACACAATCAAGAGTCCTGGTCAAATTAATGACTGAGTTCAATTTGACTTCTACTGTAGCAATTAAGCAGAATTGGATTTGGGGAGGTAAAGTTCCTAAAGATAAAGAATCTAAAGTTTTAGAGATTTTTGAGAGAGAGCTCAATTTTCAGGATGAAAAAACAAAAGAAATAATTGTAAACCAATAATTATGATTAAAGCCGAATCTATCTACAATCTCCTGCCAGCACTTTCTTTAGAAGAGGAAGACAGGTTTTTTAGAATGTGTGGAATGGTGAGAGCTGAAGTAAAAGCTGAAAATAAAAATTCAGCATTGAAGAGAGGGCTGTCTGGTGGTTCGGACAGTTCTTTATCAAATTCACAATTAAAAGGATTAAGAAGAAAAAAACCCACTCGGCAAAGTGGGTTCTAAATCAAATTTTAAGTTGGGTATTTCTACCCGAGCATAACAAAGATAATAATAATTCTAACATCAAATTTTAAAACTATGGCATCATTAATTAAGAAAGCTAGCGAATTAGAAATTCACGGCAAAATCAAAGCCCTGATCTACGGACAGGCTGGTATGGGTAAAACAACCTTTGCTATTTCATCACCAAAACCTTTATTGTTCGATTTTGACAACGGAGTGCATCGAGTAAACTATGCTCATTTAGAAAATGTTGATACTGTTCAAATCAAAAGCTATCAAAATTTTGTTGATGTCATTTCTAATGAAGACTTAACTCCTTATGAAACATTTGTAATTGACACAGGCGGTAAACTCCTAGATTTCATGGGGGATTATATCATTTCTAATAACCCAAAAATGGGACGTGGTAATGGCATGTTGACTCTTCAGGGGTATGGAGAGCGTAAGGCTACTTTCTCAGCATTGGTAAAGAAAATATCAATAATGAATAAGCACATAGTTTTTGTTGCTCACCGCCAGACTACTCAAGAAGGAGATGAAACAAGGTATGTGCCAATGTTTGGAGGTTCTAACTATGATAGCTTAGTAACTGAATTAGATTTAGTTGGTTACATGGAAGCCAACGGAAAAGAAAGAACAATCACATTTGACCCTACAAGTAGAAATGATGGAAAGAACACCTGTAATCTTCCTAGCATTATACAAATTCCTACTATTCTAGATAACAAAGGTAATCCAACTGCTAAAAATAACTATATGGAAAAACATGTTGTTGAGCCTTACTATCTAAGATTAGCGAAAAGAAAAGCAGCTGGCCAAGAATACCAAGACTTGATTTCTGAGTTAGAAACTCAAATAGATTTGATTACTGACGAAGTTTCTGCTAATGATTTTGTTGGCAGGATTGATGAATTTGAGCATATAGGCAACTCTAAATTAGTAGCTGGCAAAATGCTTTCTAAACAAACTAAAAGTGTAAATATCACCTATTCAAAAGAGTCAGGTAGATATGAAAAACAAATACGGCTTCAGCAAACTCAAAACACTTTATTGTAATGGTAGAAGAAAAATTAATACTCAAGGAACAAGATTTACAATTAGTTGTAAATAAGAAAACCTTAGGTAGTCTAACTACCAATGCTAAGCAAATAAAAGAGCTGGTAGAAAAGGCTTTGCCAAACTATGATATATCCAACTACAACGAGGATAATATTGATTTAGCTAAAAAGGATAAGGCTATGCTTAATAGCGCTTCAAAAGCTTTAAACACAAAGCGTATTGAAATAGAAAAAGAGTTCTTAAAACCATTTGGAGAGTTTAAAGAAATAGTTTCTGAAACTATCAAATTGATTTCTTCGTGTTCTGATACAATTGACGTTATAGTACAGCAAAGCGTTGACAAATTCAAGAACGAAAAAAAATCTTTAATCATTGAGCATTTTAATTCTCACAAATTTGAATTAGTGAGTTTGGAGAAAATCTTTGATGATAAGTGGTTAAATAAAACTACCAAAATTAAAGATGTGTATGTTGAAGTCGATACAAAAATAGCAAGCATTAAGGATGACATGGTGACATTAGAAGCTATTGGAGATAATGTTGAGCTATTAATATCATTGTATTTAGACACATTAAACATCAACACTACAATTCAGTATGCTAAAACTTTAAAAGAGAATGCTGATAAGGCAAAATTAGAAGCTGATAAAGATATTAAAGTAGCGGTTCAGTATAACCAAATAGTTTCTGAAACAAATCCTTTTGAAAAATCAAATACAGTTATTGGAGTTGAAGAAACTAAAAATGATGAACAGCTTTTAGTTAGAAAATTAAAAGTTAAGGCTACTAAAGATAAAATTATTGATCTGGCCGATTTCATGAATGTAAACGGTATTCAATTTGAAAAAATAGAATAATGAAGTATAAATTCTACGCAACGTTATTGGATGCTTTTCAGGGTTATTTAAGTAGTTCAGAAATATACCAACAGTTTTGGGGTTTTTCAGAAAACCCCAAAACTTCAGAGGAAGATTTTGAGAAGCAACAATTCAAAAGTTTAATCGATAGAATTAATCGAGTTCCATTTGAGAGTGAGCCGGCTTCTAAAGGAACAGCTTTTAATGAAATGATTGATTGTATAATTGAAAGTAGAACATCAAAGGATTATTTGATAACAGCTCACATGGATAGTGATATTATTAATGTAAGGTGTGATAAATACTCTTTTGATTTTCCTTTAAAACTGTCTAGTGAAATTGCTCTGATGTGTGATGGCGCATTAACCCAACAATTAGTTGAAGGAGTTATGCCGACTAAGTACGGCAATGTATTGCTGTATGGATACATGGATGAATTACTTCCGTTTAAATCAGTTGATATTAAGACAACAAAAAAGTACAATGCCTTTAAATATCGAAATAATTGGCAACATAAAGTATATCCATATTGCCTTCAACAGAGTGGTGTTTTTATAGATGATTTTGAATACATAATCACTGATTTCAAAAAGATATATACTGAGCTTTATGTATATGACCACTACAGGGATTTTCAGGAGCTACAAAGCCATTGTGAAAGGTTTATTGAGTTCCTGCAATCAAACAGGCATTTGATTACTGACAATAAAATATTTGCACTTGATAAAATAAATCAAGGAATATGATTTACGACGCTTCAAAATCACTTGACCAAAAAAGGGCAAACGAAAGGATTAGGTATTTGATTGAAAGTGAAAAGGTTTTTGAGATTAAAGAGAAAAAGAAAATCAGGTCCCTATCTCAAAATGCCTATTTACATCTAATCTTAAGTTGGTACGCATGTGAATATGGAGAAACGTCTGATTACATAAAGCAAGAGGTTTTTAAGAAGCAAGTAAATCAAGAGATATTCAAAACAGAAAGGGTTAATGAAAAGACCGGTGAGACTAGAGACTCTTGGAGGAGTTCAGGATCACTTGACAGTAAAGAGCTTTCAACTGCAATTGATAGGTTTAAACATTACGCAGCTAAAGAAGCTGGAATATACCTTCCTGAACCAAACGATATGGTTTTCTTAAATGAAATTCAAAGGGAAATAATTAAAAATCAACAATACTTATGAATCAGATAGAACTTGACTTCAATAAGTCTCACGGAAAAGAGAATACTCAGGAAAACGAAATCAATTATTTGGGTGACTTAGAGCACTTCAACAATCAATGCAGAATAGTTTTAGAGCAGTTATTAACTGGTCGCAGATTGACAACAATATCTGCTTTAAGGTTAGGTGTTGGTGACCTTAGAAGAAGAATTAAAGACCTTATTGACATTCATAACATTCCAGTTCAAAAAGAGTATAGAAATGGATCGAGATTTAAAGAGTTTTTTTTAACCAAAGAATTTATAAATAAGCACTTATGACTGATTTAAGGGGCACAATAAAGGCAATTGATTTTGAGAACAATAATGGAAATGATAAGAAGGTAGTCCATCTTGAAATTTCGAGTCATCAAATTTTATTCATAGAGTTTCAAGGGCAATCTACTGAACTAGTTAAGCCTATTCATTTAGGTAAGAAAGTAGAAATTAAAATACTCTACAGGGGTAAGGTTTCTAAGATTGGAAGAAAATACAATAACATAATAGGAAAATCAATTAACACTATAGAAAATGGAAGTAAAAATTAAAAAAGCAGGTATTAGAGGCAGTATATTCCTAAGCTATGAATTTGAGCAAACGGACCTAAATGTAAAGAGCAATATAAAGACTAGTTCAGACGCTCCAATTCACGATGATTTAAGGGCTGCATTTAGAACATTAATACCTCACTATGCTTTTGCCTGTGAAGAGATAAAAAATAAGGCCCTGGTTCTAAAAGCAATTAAAGATTCTGAATTGTACTTACTAGACAAGGAAACAGCTCCAGACGATAGCTTCTTTAAATACCGTGTATATGGCTTTAGCATTAAAGAAAACAAAGGATATGAAACTGTTGAAATATTAGGATCTAAGCAGTTAGAAAATATGGAAGAAATTAGTTTTTCTAGTTATCCTATTGACGTAACAGACACTGACTATCCATTCTTAAATGAACTAAATGAATCCATTGCCGTTTTGAAAGATGAAGTATTGGCTTATATGCAAGGTAAGTCAGCTCCAAAATCTCAAATAGATATGTTTCCAGAGGATGAGGGTGATGGTTTTGACTTTGATGATAATGATTCATTTGAAAAACCTAAAAAGGCTCTCAATGACCTAAAACAAAATATGAAAAAAAATGGTATGACTATGACGGTTACCACTAGTGAGGATTAATTAATAATTCAAATTTTAAGTAAATAGCAATGCGAATAATAGTTCATCCAACAGAATTTCATGTAGAGATACCTTATGGGCGCTTTCAAACTTACCAGACCAATCAAATTAAGCTTCTTTTTGGTTCTAGGTTCGATTGGACACGTAAGCTCTGGATAGTGCCAAAAAAGTGTGAAGCTGAAATGCTTCAAATAAAAAACAAATGTAGAGCTGATTGGGAAGTGTTTGAGGCTCAAAAACCTCAAGTAGTTGGTGAAATCCTTGAGTTACCTGAGTTAGATTTTGAGGTTCCTATTTATCATCCGGAAGGTTGGGAACTTAGACATTATCAGAAACAAGGTATAGCGCGTGGTTTAGAACTAAAAAGATTTATTAACTGTTTTGAGCAAGGTCTAGGTAAAACAGGAACTAGCTGCACAACCTTAAAAGTTGCTGAACTGAAAGGTGAAGATGTTTTCCCTGCCCTGGTTATCTGCCCATCATCTACAAAAATAAATTGGCAGCGCGAATGGCACATGTGGACAGACAAAAAAGCAATGGTTTTAGACACAAAAACAAAAGATACATGGCATAGGTTCCATGAGCTTGGAATGAATGATGTTTTTATCACAAATTTTGAGAGCTTAAAGAAGTTTTTTGTAAAAAAAATGCCTGCAAAAGGAAAAATGCGCAATTCCATGGACATAGAATTAGATGGTAGGGTTGGTTTATTTAAGTCAATAATTATTGATGAAAGCCATAGAATGAAATCCCCATCTACTTTACAAGCAAAGCTAGGACTTAGGATAGCAATGGGTAAAGAATGGATTTTGCTTTTAACGGGTACCCCTGTGGTTAACAAACCAATAGACTTATATGCTCAATTAGCAATTATGGGACGTTTAAAAGAGTTTGGAGGACGTAAGGGTTATCTAGGTAGATATTGTGAAGGAGGTAGAGGCTCTGCTAATTTAAAAGAACTAAACTATTTGCTGAATAAAACCTGCTTCTTTAGGAAAGAAAAGTCAGAAGTGGCAAAGGATTTACCAGAAAAGCAACGCCAAACTATTCTATGTGATATAACCACAAGAAATGAATACAATAAGGCTCAGAATGACTTTGTAAACTTCTTAAAGGAAAAGGGATGTGATGATGCTGAGATTGCTAAAAAGCTTCGTGGCGAAATAATGGTTAAGATGGGTGAGCTTAAACGTATTTCTGCCAAGGGTAAAATGAATGAAGTTATTGAGTTTGTGAATGAAGTAACAGAATCTGGAGAAAAACTAATTGTGTTTTGCGTATTACATGAAATTGTAGATGAATTATTAAAAGAATTTCCTTTTGCAGTTACAGTTACTGGTCGGGATAATTCAGAGTTAAAACAGGCTAACATTGATAAATTTCAGAATGATATTAACTGCAAATTGATTGTTTGTAACATTAGAGCTGCAGGAGTTGGCATAACGCTCACAGCTTCATCTAGAGTGGCTTTTGTTGAATACCCATGGACTTATGCAGATTGTGTGCAATGTGAGGACAGAGCGCACCGTATAGGGCAAAAAAACAATGTTATGTGTACTTACTTCTTAGGAAATAAAACTATTGATGAAGATCTGTATAAAATGATTCAGGAAAAAAGGCATACAGCCAATGCAATTACTGGTGCCACTGATAAGATGGAAATGTCATTTGTGGATAATGTGGTTAATCTATTTAATAAATAAAAAATGAACGGTTACGATTTATCAAGATGTTGGTTTGATTTCTGCTTCGAGAATCCAGAGAAGATAAAGCCTAATCATTCTGCAGTATATTTTTTTGCAATTGAACACTGCAATAGGCTAGGGTGGAAGTCTAAGTTTGGATTACCAAGTTCTATGACCATGGAAGCTGTAGGTATAAAATCATACAATACTTACATATCCACACTTAAGGATTTGGTTTCCTGGGGTTTTATAAAAATGGTAGAAAGAAGTAAAAATCAATATTCAAGCAACATAATTGCCCTATCAAAATTTGACAAAGCACTTGACAAAGCACTTGACAAAGCATTGATAAAGCACACGTCAAAGCAAAGTGAAAGCATTGTACAAAGCATTGATAGTATAGATAAACCAATAAACAATAAACCAATAAACAATAAACAAAAGAGGGGGAAAAGATTTTCCCCGCCAGATATTATTGATATTAAAAATCAAATTTTAGAAAAAAAATATGTTTCAGTTAGAGCTGAATCATTCTGGAATTTTTATGAATCAAAAAATTGGATGATTGGTAAAAATAAAATGACAGATTGGAAAAAGGCATTAGGAGGTTGGGAATCCAGAAATCAGGATAAAAACAAAAAATATAAAGATCAAAGTTTAGTAACAGTTGACGAAAATAAATATGGATAAAATTTATAAAACTATTGCTGAAATAAAAAGCAAAATTAATCAATCAGATAAAAAAGAGTATGCAAAATCAATTTTATACTTGGATGAGCTTTTTGATAAACATTCAAAAATAATATGCCCTTCTTTTAAAAATTCTGAATCTGCTAAAAATCTTTACAATTATTTTTTAGCTCTGGTTACCGATCAAACAAAAAAAGGAGTTTATCTCTATGGAAATGTTGGAGTAGGTAAATCGACAATTTTTAAAATTTATAAGAATATTGGACTGCAGCTTTATTCAGAATATGGAATTACAAAATTATTGTTTTCTGAGGTTACTGCTCCCTGGTTAGTTAATGAAAAAATGGAAAGTGTTTCTCAAGGCTATAAAGGTAATTTCAGTTTAGAAAATTATTACAAAGGAAAATTATACATAGATGATTTGGGCATTGAAACGAAGTGTTTTAATTCTTATGAGCTCATTGAGAAAATTTTATTTCAAAGGCACAGGAACGAGTCTTTAACTTTTGTGAGCTCTAATAAAACACCTAGAGAAATTTTAGAAAGATATGGGCCTCAAATTTTTGACAGGATGGGAGAAATGTTCCATATCATAAAATGGGAAGGAGAAAGTTTGCGTTCATGAAAAACAATGAATTAACCAATACTCAAATAGTAGAAGTTGTTTTGAGAAAGAAAATGACTATTGAAAATTATAAGAATATTATTTCAAAATCCAGAAAACAAGGATGGTTTGTTCAGGCTTATGAGATAGGAAGATTTAGCGAGGGAACTCAAACTAAAATAGAGATAGATTAAAAATCACAAAAATGAATTGGACTCAAAAAGATCTGGATAATTTAAAATCAAAAGGATTGAATGTTCAAGGATTAAAAACGAATACTTCAGAACAAAAAAAAAGTAAAGTAAAAATACCTAAGCCCGAACCTAAAGGATTAAGCTACATGAAAAATTATCTAAAAATAATGAAAATTGAATTTGTAACTGAGCTTGTGTTTCATCCAGATAGAAAGTGGCGTTTTGATATTGCTATTCCTAAAATGAAATGCGCTGTGGAATATGAGGGATTAATATCTAATAAGTCTGGCCATACCACTATTGATGGCTATACAAAGGATACAGAAAAATATAACCAAGCCCAAAAGCTAGGGTGGAAAGTTCTAAGGTACACAGTTAAAAACTACAAAGATTTTATAAATGATTTTGAATATCTAAAAACAAAATGATGACAAAAGCAATATTAGTTCAGACAAAATCAAGAGAAAAGGGTTATGTGTATTACAATGAAAATGAAGACTTAAATGCTGAAAAACTTGAAGTCAAATTATTAAATGAAAAAATGATAGAAACAGGAGATGTTCTGTTTTGTTCTCCTTCTTCTTTAACAGCGATTGGCCGTAAAACTCTTAAATGATAAAAGCAATTAAAGTCCTGGAGAATAGAATTTCAATTATCAATGATAAGATTAAAGAGACTCAATTAATAGTGGATGAGCCAGAAATGATGCACGATTAAATTAAAATTTAAATACGATGATGGGACAATTATCAAATACAGACGTTTGGATTTGTAAAGCCATTTCAAAGCCTAATACATACTACGTTTTAAGAAACAGCGGAGAAGAAATAGAAGTAAATATAGATAAAGGAGTAATAAAAGCCGCTTGGCCTCTATTTCAGTTTGAAATTGATTTTATAAATAAATATTATAATACTTAAAGCCTCAAATGCGCTAATTAATGAATCTAAAAACAGCAATATGGAAAGAGTAATAAAATTTAGGGCCTTAAAAGACGATATTTCAAACTGCACATTTAAATAAACAAACAAAATTATGAGTACAGAAAAAAATGATTTAGAAACCACAAACAAGCCATCTTGTTTAGGTGTTGTTGTAAGCAGTAAACGGTTTACAGATACGGATATGTTGAATGCTTATATAAGAGGTTTTAAAGATGCTGACATTGATGAAAGCGGATTGGGTTATGTTAAAACAGACGTAATTGTTGAGAATGGATTAAAGTGGTTAAAAGAATATCATGAAAAATAAAATTATAGACACGATTTTGACAACCCTTACCTGGTCCCTGGTTTTTATTTCAATCAGCACTCTTTTAGTGGTGATATGCACTCTGCTAGACCTTTTTGATAAATACATAACTTCATAGAGATTTCATTTAAAGAGTCATGATTATTAATATAGAAATTAAATTAGAATGAAAAATATACCAAAAAAATTTAAAGTCTTTGCATCTACAATAAATGTAGGCTTTGATAACATAAGACTAAGTAATGAAGGAGTATTAGGCGATTGTAGTTTTACAGATAACAAAATAAATATTTGCTCCGAATATAAAGGCGAAAAAGTAACTGACTGTAATACATTAGATACATTCTATCACGAAAAAGTACATATTATTTTAGATGCAATGGGAGAACACAAACTATCTAAAAAAGAAAAATTTGTAGAAGTTTTTGCTAGGCTATTAAGACAAACTGATGAGAGCGCAGAGTTTTAAGATTTTAAATTAATCACTAAAACTTTTATAGTTTATAGATTTTTTTGTGATTACCTTTTTTTTTGTAACTTTACAAGGTTCATTTGACTTAAAATGAGTATTAATAAACATGATGAGAGACTTTAATTTACATAAAGAAAAAGCCGTAAGCAGTCTTTTGTTTGTAATAAATAATCTTGAAAAAGCTGACACACACAAGACATATAAAATTTTATATTTTGCAGATCAAAAGCATCTTTTAAAATATGGTAGGCCGATTTTTGGTGACACATATGTTAAAATGAAATATGGTCCAGTACCTTCTTTTGTTAAAAATGTAGTTGATGAGAATATTGAGGGATTAGAAGAGATTGTGGCTAAATATCACAATTATTTTATTAAGTCTTTAGTTGAACCAAATTTAGATTTTTTATCTGAAAGTGATTTAGATTGCCTTAGAGAATCTTTAGAAGAAAACAAAAATTTAGACTTCCCTGATTTAACTGAAAAATCACACGATTACGCATATAATAAAGCTACTTGGAATATTGATTATTTAGATATGGCCAAAGCTGTTGGTGCTGATGAAAATTTATTAAACTTTATAAGTCAACAAAAAGTTAATGACAATTTAGAGTTGATATGAGTTTAGGGGATTTTTTTCCTGACAATATAAAAGACGATTTTGCCAAAAGAAAGATAGATTTAGGAAACTCTATTTTAATTGAAATTCCTGATTTCTCTGTAACTTACCATAAATACATAGTAGTAGTAGCTAAGGATGAAAAAAACGCTTCTGTTGCTTATGTAGTAATTAATTCTGAAGCTAATCCCAATATAGCTTATAATCCATACTTAAAATCTCTCCATTTAAATATTGAAAAAAAGAATAATTTTTTTTTAGAAAAAGATAGCTTTGTTGATTGTTCAAAATTAAGAGAGTTTCCAATTGAATATGTTATAGATTTTTTAATTAAATATCCAGAAAACGCTGTTGGCAATGTCAGTTCAAGCGTTCTTAAAAATATACATACTACATTAAGTTTAGCTCCAACTATTGAGCCATTTATAAAGAAGAAGTTTGGGCTTTAATTGCCACCAATTTTTTTTAAATAAGTAATTGATTTATAAGCATGTATATATAAAATATTTTTAATACTAAACAACGAAATAATTAAAATAAATGAAAGAGTTTTTAGAAAAAAGTCAGCTTTATGAGGATTATTTGCTTTTAGAAAACTACTCAATTAATAATGAAAAGTTTACATGTATGTCTGAATTTATTGGACAGAAATTTGAATACTTTTGTCCAATTGAAGATTCAATGAGACCATTTAAATTGGATCTTGATCAAACGTTAAGAAAAAATATTCATAGTAATTATTTAGCTCTTCAAAGCGATTATAGAATTTCAGATGAACAATTTATAAATGAAAAACTCAACTATTCGTTTTGGATTTTTGGAGAATGCCAATCTTGCAATAAACATAAAATACATTTTCTACTAAATGTTTATAGCAATAATCCCATTTCTAATATTAGAAATAATTTTAATAACATAAGTCAAGAAAATAGAAACAATCATAAATTTGAAAACACCAATATTTACATAAAAAAAATTGGATGTTCAGAAGAAATCAATATTGAAATTGATAAGTCAATATCAAAACATTTTGATAAGGAAAGCAAAAATTGGCTATATAAAGCAAAAAAACTTTTAAATTTAAATATGGGAATTGGTTCATTTGCATATTTCAGAAGAATAATTGAAAAAGAATTAATAAAAATAATAGAAGAAATTAAACAGCTTCCCGATTCTAATAAAGGTGGAATTCAGAAACTGCTTGATGAATATGAAGCTAATCCCAAAACTTATACTATCTACGAAAACCTAATAAATTATCTTCCAAATTCACTAAAACAACTTAACGATAATCCTATTCAATTACTTTATAAACAAACTTCAGAAGGACTGCATTTTCTTTCAGAAGAAGAATGTTTAAAAAGATCAAAGAGTATAGAATATTTATTAGAATTTACTTTGAGAAAAATTAATGAAGAAAATTCCGAACTTAAAGCTGTAAAAGACGTAATTAAGAATCTTCAATAAAAAAGCTATATTTTGAAAATTCTTATTGCTTTTTAATAATAAATATGTAGTTATTTATTATATTTGTTTTTTACACATATTTCTTCAAAATCCTGATTTTAATCAGGTACATATTTCTGGCAGTGATCTTAACACTGCACCCCAACAACATCACATAGATGACGAAAGTCATAAATTCAAAAGTATTAAAGACTCAAACTATTGAGTGGAAAACCCTTGAATTTATTCAGCAAGATAATTTTAAAGATTGGATACCCTCTGGTGATGAGAAACTAGAAAATTCATTAATAAAATATCAATTCATAGACCCTTTTAAGGTTTGGGAGAATGAAGGTGTATTGTATTGCCTTGATGGTAAGCATAGGTTCCTTGATCTTAAAAACCTAATAGAAAAAGGTATTGAGGTGCCAGAACTACTTCCAGCTACTTTTATTGATTGTATTAACAAAAAAGAAGCTGCAGAGCTTGTTATTGTTTATTCTTCTGCATACGCTAAAATTACACAGAAAGGATTATTTGATTTTGTAACAGAATTCGAACTTGATCTACCAGACTTAAAAAACTTTATAAATATTCCTGATTTCTCTATTGAAAGATACGAACAGAAATTTGACATATACGATACAGGTTCTTGTGAGGAGCCGCACGTTATTATTCATCCGGATAAAATAATAGTTAAGCCTGGTGATTTATTTCAAATAAATGACCACCGGTTAATTTGCTCTTCTTTCATGGATGAAAACTCAGTTACTGAACTGATGAATGGAGAAAAAGCAAGGATTATAAATTGTGATCCCCCATATAATTTACCAGCAAACTTCTTTACAAATAAAAACGAGAAAAAACATGAAGATTTTGCTATGGCCAGTGGAGAAATGACCGATGAAGAGTTTGTCAAGTTTCTTTCTTTGATCATGCAAGCGTCAATAGACAATTCGGTACAAGGTGCAATCCATTATATTTTTATGGACTTTAGGCACTCATGGCATATGGGAGAAGCCGCTAGACTAATTTACGGTAGCCCACAGCCAAAACAAGTTTGTGTTTGGAATAAAGACATGATGGCCAATGGATCTTTTTATAGAGCTCAACATGAGCTTTGTTTTATATTCTCTGATGAAAAAGCCAAAGCGCTCTGGAATAAAGATATGCTAGATTATGGAGGGCATTTCTACAAAGACAATAACGAGTGGTGTTTTATTTTCAAGAACGGAGATAAAGCTAAACACTTATCTCACCTAGAACTTCAGCACAGAATTAGAACAAACGTATGGAGATACCCATCAGCAACTTCAACAGCTAATCCTGATAGGTTTGAATTAAAAAACCACCCCACACCCAAGCCTGTAAATATGATTGCAGATTCAATTCTTGACACCACAAACAAAGGTGATATTGTAATTGATTGGTTTCTTGGATCTGGTACCGCTCTAATAGCAACAGAACACACAAAAAGGAAAGGTAGATTCACGGATATTGAACCAATGTATATTCAATCTTCCATAAATAGATACATAAACTATTGCAATAAAAGAAATCTAGATGTTAATTTTACTCACTTAAACGGTAAGTTAACCTTAAAAGATTTCACCTATGAGCAATTATAATTCATTAATTCAAATGAGAGACACTATTATCGATTATCTGGAAAAAGAGAAAAGCATTAATGAAGATGCTTTGAAAGCTTATGAACCACAGGTAATCCCAGAAGACAATGAAGCTATTCGAGTAATGAGGGAAAAAGAAAGAATTAAAATCAACGATAGAGTCTATGAACTCAAAAGACATATTGAAGTAATTAAAAGAATGTATCCCAGTGAGTAGATAATTCATAATGATTCATATAAAGAAAATATGGCCAAAAGTTCTAAAATAGAATTAGAAAGAAGAATATTTACTATTCAGGGCTGGATCATTGATGGTGTTCAGGACTATTTGATTTTAAAACAATCAAAGAGCCAATGGAGTATTGGCTTAAGACAGTCTAGAAACTATTTAAAAAAGGCTTATCAAAACTGGAAAGAAGACATTGATATTGACATTGATTTAAAGAGAAGTGCTAAAATCGCTGAATTAAAGCAATTGAAAAGAAGTTTAAAAGAAGAGCACAAAGGCTCTCCCTCTGGAATTAGAGCCATAATGATGGTTGAAAGGGAGATTATCAAAATTGAAGGTTTAGTTATTAGAAAGGTAGATATAACATCAGGCGGAAAACCACTTCAAATATCAGATGAAGAAAGGGACGCTAGAATTGAAGTTTTAATAAATAAGAGAAATGCTAACAAAGGATGAATCAATTGAACTTGAAAATCTTTTGTATAATCAAATAATATCTGAAAGTAGGAATGATTTACTAAAGTTCACAGCGACTACTTTTAAAAAATTTGAGCCTGAATGGTTTCATATTAAGTTCTATGACATACTGAACCGCTTTGCAAATACTGAAATAAAGAATTTGATTATTTCTATGCCACCTCAGCACGGTAAATCTGAAGGGAGCTCGAGAAGACTACCAGCTTATATTGCGGGCCTTAGACCAGATGAAAAACAAGCAGTAGTTAGTTTTGCTGCTCATAAGGCTGAAAAGTTTGGAAGGGAGATAATGGGAATAATGAACGAAAATGAGTATAAAGCTATTTTTCCTAATGTAAAATACCCAGATAGAGGTTACCCTGGACAGAAAGCAAATACAAATCAAAATAGAGAATCTATTAACAGCGATGGATCTATGAAGTTTGTAGGTGTAGGTGGGCCACTTACAGGAGATCCTGTAGATGTTTTAATAATGGATGATTTGTACAAAGACTGGCACGATGGTAACTCACCTATTGTACAAAAAAGAATATGGGACTGGTATATATCAGTTGCAGAAACAAGACTCCACAATGACTCTCAACAGCTAATTGTATTTACAAGATGGTCCGAAAATGATTTGATTGCTAAATTAGAAGATGTTGGAAAAGTAGTTGAATGGAATGGGAATGAATCCCTTGATGATTTAATTGTAAAATTAAAACATGATGAATTTTTAAAAATTAACTGGACCGCAATTAAAGAGGGTAGCATAAATGAATTTGATCAAAGAAAAGATGGAGAGGCTTTATGGCCAAAAAAGCATTCTTTACAAAAATTAGTTTCTACTAGAGATAAGGATCCAGATAAATTTGATTGCTTATATCAAGGAAACCCTGTAAATAAAGACGGATTGCTCTATCCTAATGAGTTTAAAACGTATTCATCACTACCAGTGTTCAAAATCAAAAAGAATTATACAGACACAGCCGATACTGGAAAAGATAATCTGTGTTCTATCAACTACGGAGTTGCTTTAAGCGAAACCAACGAACACCTATATGTGATTGACCTAGTTTATACTGATAAAGCTATGGAAAAAACAGAGCCTTTAGTTGCATCAATTTTAATAAATAATCTAATAAACACTACAAAAATTGAAAGCAATAATGGAGGTAGGAGTTTTGCAAGAAACGTGGAAGCTATCACAAAAAAAGAAGAAATTCCAATAACTTACAACTGGTTTCATCAAAGCAATAATAAAGAGGCTAGAATATTCTCTAATTCAGCAACAGTAAACAGGAGAATTGTATTTCCAGATGATTGGCATATTAGATGGCCTGAATTTTACAAAGCGGTTACAAAGTATAAAAAAATATTTTCTTTAAATGAATTTGATGATGCTCCAGATACATTGACAGGAATCATAGAAGAAGAAAGCAAGTCAAATTTTAGAATTTCACCAGAAGTAAACGCAAACGACTTAGGTCTATTTTAAATAAACAATTTATGACATTTTTAGAACTATTATCAGAGAATAAAATATCAGAGGCTTATCTATTGCTAAACTCTAAAGAGGGTGTTCAAAACAACGCTAATGAATACAATAATAAGCGAGATATAAGAAACGGACAAGTAGGTAAGCGTATTGACAAAACCTCTAAAAACGATACTGTAACAGTTGCAAAAATCCCTATTCCTTTTCAGCGTAAAATAGTTAAAAGCGCTGCATCTTTTTTATTTGGCAGCCCCATTGAAGTTGTTTATTCTGAAAATAAAGAGCCTTCAGAATACTTAAGGGACTACTGGAAGTCATTAAGAATGAATTCCATTCTTTTAGATTTTTGTAAAACAGTGAAATCAGAAACTGAAGCTACAATAGTTTTCTTTATTGTTCAAAACGAAGGAGAAGAACCAAAGCTGAAATCAAGGCTTTTAACTTCTAAAAACGGAAAAGTATATCCTGTTTTTGACGCTTTTGGAGACATGGTTTCCTTTGCCTGGGAGTATAATACAAAAGAATCTGACAAAGAGACTAAGTACCTTTACGTTTGGACTAAAGAAAAAAACTACATATTTAAAGAAGGTGGTAACGGATGGGCCTTAACAGATGGAGGAGAGACCGAAAATCTATTTGGTAAAATTCCAGTAGTTTATTTAAGCCAAGAGAATCCAGAGTGGTGGGAGGTTCAAGATTTAATAGACACCTATGAAATGTCATTTTCTAAGTTTGTAGATACCAATGGATATTTTGCCAGCCCAATGTATAAGGTTAAAGGCGCTGTAGCTTCAATCCCTAAGAAAGATGAAACTGGTAAAATGGTTCAGCTTGACATTATAGAAACTGAAAAAGGTAATATCATAGAAGCCGATTTGGAGGTGCTTTCATGGGACCGGGCACCTGAAGCTTTAAAATTAGAATTTGAAACCTCTAAAGGATTGATATATGGGCTTACAGATACTCCAGACTTATCATTTGATAGCGTTAAAGGGCTAGGTAGCGTTTCTGGAATTGCTTTAAAACTATTGTTTTTCGGATCAATTCTAAAGGCTAAGTGGGATGAAGGGGATTACCAAACGGCAATTAGCAGAATGTTTAATTTAATTATTGCGAGTTCTAAAACTATAAATTCTAAATTGAATTTTGACGAATTAGAGATAGATGTAAGATTTACATCTGTATTGCCAGAGAATTTAAAAGAAATTATAGAAGTGTTATCAGAGGCCACTGGAGGAAAGGCTATCATGTCCCAGAAAACAGCAATTAGTCACAATCCATTAGTTAGTAATGATGAATTAGAATTAGAGGCAATTAATAGCGAAGATGCAGCTTCAAGGACTCAGGATTTAGGAATTTCATTTTTATAAGATGATTAAAAAATTAAAAGTACTGTGGCTAAAATGGAAATGGGTGCTCTTTGGAAAGAAGACATTCAAGCAAGCTAATTATGAGATTAATAAAGAGCGAGCAGCTCATCTAATAAAGCCTAAGAAACGTTTTAAAATCAGTAATGCTAACTATGCATCTACTAAAAGATCAAAGAAAATATGAAATCTACAGAAACACTAAAATCTACAGAAACAATAAAATCATTTCTTGAAGCTTGGAAAGCTGAGGATTACAAAAAAATGCACGATTTGAGTCAAAAGACTTATAAAGTTGCTAATTCTAAAATACAACTTAAAAACCTCTTTAATGAAAGGCTTAAGTCATATAAAATAACATCTTTAAATGAAGTTAATGACGTTGTTCATGATTTTGAATTGACTTTAAAAGTAGATGGTAAGCAACGCAAAGCAATAGCGAGGCTAATTTGTGAATCAGAGCCATTTAAGGCTGACATTCATGGTGATTGGGGGGTTAATCCAATAAGTATTAATCGGTTATTATAATTGAGAACGCCAGAGAGCCATAAACAACTATTAAACTTCTTGTTATTACAGGAAAATGTTTTTGGCTCCATATATCAAAATATGGCTAAAGAACTTTCTTCAGTTCTTAAACTATATAAAATAAATGCCAATTCTAGCGTTTGGCATAAAAACCCTGAAGTAAAGAAAAAGTTAAATGCTGTATTGTCTAAGTACCGAAAATTAATTTACGAGAATATTTCATTAAGTACAGCTTCAGCTTGGGAACTTTCTAATAGCCATAATGATAGTTTAGTTTCAAATTACATAAAAGGCATTCCTATTACAGAAAGCGGATCTAAAAAGTTCTTTAACCGCAATAAAGAAGCTTTAAAAGCTTTTCAGAATAGAACTAAAGGAGGTTTAAAATTATCTGATAGGGTTTGGAATCTTACCAATCAAACAAAGCAACAATTAGAATCATTTTTAGCCAGCGGCCTAACATCAGGTAGTTCTGCTAAATCATTAGCATCAGACTTACAGCGTTACTTAAAAGAACCTGAAAAAAGATTTAGAAGATTAAGAAATCCTGAAACAGGAAAATTGGTTATTTCAGATCCTGCTAAAAATTATAAACCCGGGAGAGGTGTATATCGTTCTAGTTATAAAAACTCACTAAGGTTAGCCCGTAATGAAATAAATATAGCTTACAGAACTTCGGATAATGAAAGAAGGAAGCAATTACCATTTGTACTAGGCATTCAGGTTAGTTTAAGCCCAGCGCATCCTGAATATGATATTTGTGATGAATTACAGGGGGAATACCCAAAAGATTTTCAATTCACAGGCTGGCACCCAAATTGCCTGTGCTTCACAACTACTAAATTAATGTCTAAAGAAGACTTTGCAAAACAAGTTAATGGCATGAAAATACCTGAGTCAAAGTATGTGAAGTCAATACCTACTGCAGCACAAAAATATATCAAAGAAAATTCAGAAAGGATTAAAAGTTTTTCAAACAAGCCTTATTTTATTCAAGATAACTTCAAAAAAAGTAAAGATGGATTTGAATTGAAATAAACATGGAAATAAGGTCAGAGATTTTAAAAAACACACAAGACCACATTGAAGAGCATGGTCTAAGCACCTCATCAGAGGAATTATTTATAAGTTTTGAAATACTATCTACTCTTCATCGTGAATTTGAAGCTTATTTAAATAATGAAAAATTAATCTTTAGACTTAATGCCATGAAAAGAAATAAGAGACTTAAAGAAAAAAGAAAGCTTTTTGCTGTGTGGTATATTGCAAAAAATCAAGATAAAAAAATGATGAAAGAAATGCTTTACGAACTTTCTGAAATGTTTTTTATCACTACAAGAAGCGTTCAGAATGACTTATTTCACGAAACTACTGAACAGAATTAGAAAATACCTTATCCAATATTAGGCTATAACATAGATTTGAATCAAATAAGAAAACAAATACTATGACATTATTAGAGAAACTCAAAGCAGCACTTAAATTAAAAGGGTTAAGCGAGGGTCTTGCAGATTTAATTAACATCACATCTGAAGATCAAATCGAGGGGATTTTAACTCAATTATCATCAACTCAAAACTCTGACGAATTGGACTTTTCAAAAGTACTTTCATCAAATGAATTCAATGCGTATGTTCAAAAAAATGGGTTTGATTCACTTTTAAAAAATTCAAAAACATTACAGAGCGAACATGACAAAAAAGTGAGTTCAGGAATCAAAACATTTAAAGAGAAATACTTTAAAGATATGGATCCAGAAGGTGCGGAAGGGCATGAAGACGGTAAAGGTAAAGAAGGTATGCAAAATCAAAATGACGCTCCTGAATGGGCTAAAGCATTAATTAGTAAGGTAGAAAACCTAGAGAAAGAAAAAGCCAGCACTGGTAAACTTTCACAAGCTAAAGATTTATTTACCAAATCCGTTACACTTCAAAAACTTCCAGAAAAACTACAAAACAGTTGGTTAAACAGAATTAATCTTGAAAGCGAAACTTCATTCGAGGACCAAATTAAGGCACTTGAAGAAGAAGTTACTGAGTTTAAAATTGTGACCGTTAACTCAAAAGGTTTACCTATTGGTGGAGGTTCAGCAGACAAGCCTTCAGATTCAGAAGTTAATGACATAGTAGATGCAATCGTTTAATCTAAAATTAATTTAAAAAATGGCAACAGCGAATTTAACTACAAGCCAAAGTGTTGATACTACTAACGATTCTGTCGTTATAGTAAAATACTTTGAAGGTATTCCAGGAGGTCGCACTTTAAACGTTACAGGGTTTGCTGATGATGAAATATCAGCTGGTCATGTAATTATAAAGGAAACTTCCAGCGGTGAATACAAACCACTAGCAGCAACAGGTACTTTACCAGCTTCACATACCTATGCAGGTATTTTAGTGGCATCAATCAAAAAAGAAAATGCACAAGCAGCTATTATGGTACGTGGTACTGTAAACGAAGCATACGCAAAATATGCGATTCCAACAGCTGCAAAAAATGCATTAAGTTTAATCAGATTTATAAGCGAATAAGATGGTAGCTAGTATTTTTAAAGACCTGATAAGTAAGTACTTTCCAGCCGTAGCTGCGAAACTAACTGAAAGATTTAACGGAAAAGTAGAAACTCCTGTATTTGAGCATCAAAAATACTTGAAGCCTGAGTTTTCTACAGACATGAAATTTTCTTCATTAAGCAGCAACAGTTCTATTGTAGCTGCAGATGTCGTATCATTAGATTCTGAATTACCTCTAAAAAAGCGGGGTTCTTTCCAAACAGCAGAGGGAGAAATTCCAAAGCTTGGAATGAAGAAATCTTTAAATGAAACTCAGCTTCAAGGAATTAAAAACCTTAAATCTAGAGGTGGCAAGCATCTAGTAATGGCTCAAAAGCTATTTACAGATTTAGCCGATGGTGTTAAAGGTGTTTACGAACGTCTTGACATAATGTTTCTCCAGGCTCTCTCAACCGGTGTAACTATTATTGATGAAAACAATAATACAGGGACTGGTATTCGTGTTGATTTTGGAATTCCATCAAAAAATCAGTTTGGAGTTCAAAAAGAATGGACTGATGCAAGTGCTAAACCTATAACAGACATTGAAAATGTTGTTTCAGCCGCTAGGGGTAACGGCAATACATTATTAAACATCTTCATGGATAAAGTAACGTTTAACGCTTTTAAGTCTAATGAAGAGGTTAAAAAAGCCTTTGCTGGATTCAATCGCGTGGATGCTAGTTTGATATTTAGAATTAATAGAACTGAAATAGACGCTTTTCTTTTAGAAGAATTTGGAATGACATTGATAGTAATCGATAAAACAGTCCAGGTAGAAAAAGGTGGTGTTAAAGTTGGTTATGAGCCTTGGGAGCGAGGAAATGTAACATTTACTTCATCTTTAGATTTAGGAACTATCACTTGGTCAGAGTTGGCTGAGTTAGATAGCCCTGTTGATGGTGTTGAATATGGAGTAATCGATAGCTTTATATTAGGTTCGCTTTATAGAACTAATGATCCATTAAGAGAAAACACAAGTGTTCAAGCCTTGGCTATTCCAGTGCTTGATAATGTAGATTCTATTTACATAATGGACACTAACGAGGCCACCGCTAGTTTAGACACACAAACTGAGGATGATGCTGATTACTCATACAATTCAGTTGACTACACTAAAGTATCGGTAGTTGCAGGTATAAACGCTGCTAGATCAGTAGATAATCATGTTCCAAAAGCTACAACAGCTCAATCAGATGCTACTCTAGCTAAGAAAATTGATAGTCTATCAGATGCAGGTATTGCTTTATTTGAAGATGAATTAGTAGCTTCTGCATAATGACGGTTTTAGAAGCCATAAAAGCTAATCCTATACTGGTAAATGTACCGGTAAACTATATTGAATCAGTAATGATTAGCCGGTCCGTTAGTGGGTCGGCTGATTATACTGAAAGTTCATTGAAAGATGTAGAATTAGTGTCAGCGGATTTATATGCTGCAATAGCTACTTTACCTGAATTTAAGGAAGGTCAATTATCATTAAAATATGATAGTGGAATTCTTAAATCTAGAGCTTTGGCATTGTACAATAAATATGATGACGATAAGGCAATTGAACTAAAACCTCAACCTATAATAGTCAATGTCACTGATGTAAGCAATGCTTAAGAGATACCCACATAATGGAAAAATAGTTGTTGTTTTTGAGAATGATTCTAATACTGGAATTTCATCAACTAAAACAGAAGAATTCATTATTGAAGGTAGGTTTGAGCCAGAAGCAAGTAAATCAGACAACATAGATTATAAGGGTAAGTTTTATTGTGAAAGTTTAAATTACCTATTAAAAAAGTTCATTGAAAAAGGATTGTTTCCTGATAGCTTAATTTCTAATGAAGAGAGCACTAAATTAATGCCTTTTGGTATTGATGGTCAAACCTTAATTTATAATGATAAGCGATTTCAAATAGTAATGCTTCATAATTATCAAACTCATTGTGAGATATGGCTAGAATAAATGGAATGAAAGCACTTTTTGGATCACACCAGATAAAAAATGTAATTGAAAATTTTCAAAAGGAAAATGAAAAAAGAACATTAATATCTCTGCAATATCAAGGTGAGTTATTTGTAAATAAAGCTAGGCTAAGTGGAACATATAGAGATATCACAGGCAATTTAAGAAGCTCTATTGGTTACGTAATTCTAAAAAATGGCGTTGAGGTAGATAGTAATTTCATAGGTAATTCTGATGGATCCTTAAAAGGAAAAAATGTTGCAAATGAAGTTGCAAAACAATACCCTAAAGGATATGTTTTAATTGGAGTAGCGGGCATGGATTACGCTGCTTATGTTGAAGCAAAAAACTATGATGTAATAACAGGTTCAGCGCCTACAAGCGCAGAATTAAAATCTATTTTAAATGCGATCAACTCTTGATATTTCATCTGCTTTATTCCAATTGGTAAACATTCCAATTGTGAAGAATGAAATAAGCGGTAAAGTACATATAGGAGACGCGCCAAACGGAAGTCAGTTAGAAGAAATCACTATTAAGGTTTTAAACAACCCAAATACATACCTTCAAAACGGATTTATAAATTTAAATATTTATACTCCACAACTAAAATCTGGGAGGGCTAATTTAGAAAGGCTTCAGCAATTAATAGGTATAATAATTCCACTAATAAAAGACGTATCAATAAACAGCTATCATTTTCAGATTGACGATGATAAAGGGGTTTTCAAAGATCAAGACAATGACGGCATGTACTTTTACAATTTTAAAATAGAATTTCAAACAATTTAAAACAATTTAAAAATGGCAGCAAATAATAATTTTTTAGGAATTTTAGCATTCGCTCTTGGAGCGCCAGGGGATGGAATAATGGGAACAACTTTAACTAATTTCCCAGACGTGGAAGTTGGTAGTGTTAATATTGAAGGATCTCAAGCCAATCAAGAAACCATCTCAACAGAAGGTAGTGACGCGTACATTACTTTAAACAACGACGCGACACCAACAACAGTTAACGCGAGATTGTATGGTGTAACGCCAGTACAAATGGTACTTCTTGCTGGGGGATCAGTAGATGAGGGTGATGGTTTATGGAATGCACCAAGTAGCGTTCCTGAAATTAATCTTTCATTTAAAATGGAAGGTAAACCTAACAATGGCAGAAAGGGTGTTTTAGAAATGGCTTATGCTAAAATAACAGCCAGAGTTCAAGGAACGGTTACTAAAAATGGATTACCTGCAGTTGATTTAGTTATCACAGCAAACACTCCAGTATCAGCAGCAAATGTTCAAGGACCACCTTTTAGAATTGGTACCATAGAGGCGTAAAAAATACAATCAATTTAAATCAAAAGCCATTATATATCTAATGGCTTTTTTTACATGTATAAATGGATACTAGAAAACAATTACTGGATGCTTTTGTAAGAAAATCTACTACTTACACAATAGAAGTTCGTAAATCTGGAATGCTTCCAGCTGAATTAATTGAAAGGAAGGAAATTGATTTTAAGATAAAACCACCAACAACTTATGTTTTGTCATTATGCGCTTCCTTAATGGAAGACATACCTGATGAGGTTTACAATACTGAAAATGCAGATTTAAAAACTGCAATGACCTATCAAGATCAAATTGCTAGAATAATTTCTGTTTTATCATGGGAAGACAGTGATTATCCTGAGTGGTACGTAGAGTTCATACTTAAGAATGTACAAATTGTTGATTTACTTAAAATAATGCAGGAAACGGCTTTAAAATGCAATCCTAGTTTTTTTTTGAGTTGTTTCCAGATTGCAAAAGTGAGCAATCCGATGAACCTAAACGATTCAATCCCTACAGCTTCATAGGTAGTATTTGCAACTATTATCATTTTGATTTTGAAACAGCCACAAAAAAAATGTCATTTAATAATCTTTTGTTATTAAGTGCATCTGTCCCGAAATTTAAAAGCAATAAGGATGATGATGAAAATACGCCTAAAGATTTTACAAGTTTTATAATGGGAAAGCTATAATACAACAGTTAAAACTTGAAGCCTACTAAAATTTTTATCAGTAATATGCCTAATGTTATTTGGTATTTGAACTTTAACACCATCTATGTACTGTTCTGAGAAATGAATTTTAAAAGTAACATTGTCTGGATAAATAAAGCTAGGTAAATTATCTACTTGATTAATAAGTGAATTTTCATTGAAGAAAGGGCATATATCTAAGCCCTTTAGATAGCTAAAATCAAGTAATTTTTTCTTTATTAATTGCTTATCGATTATCCATTTATATCCCTTAAAACTTCCGTAATTATACCAGTAGCGTTTATTGTCAGCGTAAACACCAGAACCAGACTCTTGGTAATTAATAATGTCTACTTTCTTGCAGCTCCAGGCTAAAGTTCCATCAATAAGCAAGCAGTTATTTTTGTTAATTTCAGATAAGTCAGCACACTCAGAAATGCGGTGCATATAAAATATGAATTGATAAGGATGCACTTCTTTTCCTTTATAAAAAGCTTTAGTTGATTTCCATTTTTGCACCAAACCAAACAAGGTACGCATCATCTTATATGCAATTAGCAATTGCTCATGCTCAATAGTAGTTTTCACATTTTTTCCATCATAAGAACCGCCTAATTCTAGAGCAAATTTAAGCGCAGAATTAAAGTCTTTAGACTTGTTTTTAGAAAACTGAAGTGTGTACATAAGTTACGAAACTACTGAACATAAAGGTAAATATAAACAAAATGCCAAAGCCTAAAATCTAATTTTAGCACAAATCTACATATTAAATGGTAAGAGGTGATAATAGCTTGTTTTTCGCGACAGGATTAGACAATTCAGGTCTTAAACAAGGTGCTTCAGATGCTGGAAACATTATTAGCAATTTAGGCAGTAGTATCGCTTCAATAAATCCTTTTGCGGCCCTTGCTGCTGGAGCAGCAGTGGCATTTGCCAGTATTGCGAAAGGAGCTTATGATTTAGCAAAGAATTTTGAGCAAGCAATGAAAGAGGTTGAAACAATTTCTGGAGCTGTTCAAGGTGACTTTCAAGGAATTTCACAATCAGTTTTTGATCTTAGTAACATAACACCTGATGGGCCCGAAAAACTAGCCAAGGCTTATTATCAAATAGTATCTGCTGGTTTTGATGGTGCTGAGGGATTAAAGCTTTTGGAGGTATCGGCCAAAGCAGCTGTAGCCGGAGTTACAGATACGATGACTGCTGCAGACGGTATAACAACAGTTTTAAACTCTTTTAAAATTGCAGCATCTGAAACAGAAAGTGTATCAGATGCTTTATTCAACACTGTAAAATTAGGTAAAACAACCTTTGGAGAATTGTCATCTAGTATTGCGCAATTTGCTCCAATTGCAGCTGCTTCTAACATTCCTTTAAATGAAGTCTTGTCAACTGTAGCAAGTTTGACAAAGCAAGGTGTTCCTACTGCTCAGGCAGCAACTCAAATAAGGGCAGCCATTGTTGGAATTCAGAAAGCAGGATCTTTAGATGGCACAAAAACTTTTCAGGAAAACATGCAATCTCTTTATGATAGCTTAAACGGAAATCAAACAGCTTTATTAAAAGAGGTTGGTAGTATTGAAGCTGTGCAAGCAATATTGGCAGTATCTGGAAAAAATGCTCAAGCAGCGAGTGCTGACTTAGAATCTTACAAAGGTGTAATTGGATCTACGGAAGAAGCATTCAAAAGAATGGCCTCATCTAATGTAAATCAATGGGCTATTTTAGGAAATAGAATAAAGGCTACAACTTCAGGGATTGGTACTGCTGTTTTGCAAGTAAGCAGCGGTTTGGCAAGTTTTCTTAATAAGGCACTGGAAGATACTGATAAAGTTTCCAGAGGGATGAACGAACAGCGGATTAGATTAATTTCTTTGCGTTCTGAGATTCAAGAGACTAACATAGAAGAAAATAGGAGAAAAGAAATACTTGAAGAATTAGTGAAAATAAGTCCAGACATAATAGGGGCTTTGGACTTAGAAAAAACAGGACAAAAAGAGCTTTTAAAAGCGATTGACGAAACAAATGATAGTTTAATAAATCAAATAGTAATTCAAAAAAGGCAAGAAGAAATTTCATTAGTTGCAAGCGATGCTGCTGATTTAGAAAATAAAATTATTGATAAAACATTAAAGCTTAGAGAAAGAATAGCTAAAACACAAGATGAATTTAGTATATCACTAAATGAAAATTTAAGTCCCTTAGAAAAGGCTCGTGAATTGTCTGAAAAATTATTAAAACTAAATGAAGAAACTTCCAGTGCTAGAAAAAAAGGAGCTGGTAGTTTAGCACTTTCTTTAGTAGGTGACGTAACTAACATTAATAACCTTCAAAAAGAATCAGACAATTTACAAGATCAAGTTAATAAATTATCTAAGGTTCGGGAAGATTTAAAAAAGCAGTTTGGAATAGGGGCTTCAAATATAGTTACACCACCAACAGAAACTAATGAAGGTATCGATGAGCCTAAGGAAATAAAAACTTATTCTGATTATTTAAATGACAAAGCTAAATTATATGAAGATTACGAAAATTATGTTGTCCTATTAGGTAAGAAAAAAGCAGACGAAAGATTTAAAACATTGCTATTACAAGGAGATGATTATTCAAAATTTCTTGAATCTGAGTTAGAAAAAGCTAAAACTTTTGAGAAAGAAAAAGCAATTGTTAGAGCTGCTTCAAGTGCTGGAGTAGGATTAAAAAACAGAGAAGAGGTCACACCTTTAAAATTTGATCCTAAACCAATAAAAATTGATATTGAATTAGATACTACTTCAATTAATGCAATAAACAATAGGCTGAAAAAGCTAAATGAAGATTTCGCAAAAGCTAAAAATGATTCTGAAAGAGAGTCTTTAGCACAAAGTATTGTTATTGAACAAAAAAAACTACAAACAGCCCAGGCGTTTTTAAATAAAGAAGAAAGTTTGTATGAAAACATTCAAAGGAATATCTCAGATTTAAACAATAATGAATTACGAGAATACATAGCCTATTGGCAGAAAAGATTAAGGGTAGCTGAAAAAGGAAGCGCACAAGCTGCAGAAGCAGATAGTAATATTGGAAACGCTGAAAGAACTATCTGGAAAAACAGACTTGATCAAATTAACTCAAATTTAGATGAAGTAGCTGCTATATTTCAAAATTTTGGAGATTCAGTAACAGCTGACATTGTAAGGGGTTTACAGGTTGCTGGTGGCCAGCTAAACAATCTTTTTACGAGTCTTGATGAGAACTCTACTACAGGTGACGTTCTTTCGGCAGGAGTATCAAGTGCTATAAGTCTCACTAATATAATTGTGGGTTCTGCAGCTAAAAGAAAACAGGCAGAAGAAGAATATTATTTATCAGTAATTGGATTTCAAAAACAATACAATCAACTCTTAAATGACCAACTAAGAAACAGAGATTCATTAAATGAAAATGTATTTACTTTTGATTATATAAACGAATTACAATCAGGTTTAGATGCGCTTTCAAACGCAGGTGATAGATATCAAGAAGCTTTATCTCAGCTTTCAGAAGGTGAGGCAAAGCTAGGACAAAGAAATGCTATTGGCTTAGATTCTATTTTAGGGGGAATAGGATCAGGAGCTGGTCTTGGAGCCGCTATAGGGTCAATTGTTCCTGTAATAGGTACCGCTATAGGTGCTGTAATAGGTGGAGTGATAGGTGGTATTGCAGGAATATTCGCGGGGAAAAAGAAAAAAGACATATTTGGCGATTTGCTTAGCGAATATCCTGAGTTAATTAGAGAGGCTACGGATGGTCAAAAAACTTTTAATACAGAATTAGCACAAACATTAATAGACCAAAGCCTTGTTTCTGGAAAAACTAAATTACTATTAGAAGACACGATTAAATGGACAGAACAACTTAAACAAGCCAGGGAACAAATAAAAAGCGTTATAAGTGATTTGGCAGGCGATTTAGGAAGCAATTTAAGAGATGTACTGGTGGCATCATTTGAAAATGGAAGTGATGCTGCTAAAAAAATGGGTGAGACCGTTTCGGATGTCTTGCAGAATATTTTAGAGCAATTAATATTTGATCAAATATTTTCAAAGCAATTCAAAAAGCTTGAAGATGAAATGGCAAAGTCATTTGATATTGGAGGTGATAATACTTGGATTGATGATTTTTCAAGATTCTTTAATGAAAGTAAAAATTTAACTGAAGATTTTAATTCTGCATTAGCAGCAGCTCAACAGGCAGGAAGAGACTTTGGTTTTGAAGACTTATTCCAAGCAGAAAAAAGACCTGGTTTAGCCGGAGGCGTTTCAACAATTACAGAAGACACCGCAAACATACTTGCGGGCACCATAAACAGCATTAGAATAGATGTTGCCAACGGAATAGCAGTAGCTCAACAAAGCAGCGTTTACTTGTCAATGATTGTGCAAAACACAAGCTATAACAAATATCTAGAAAGTATTGACAACAGAATGAAGAGCGTAGAAAGTTCACTGTCAAGTTTTGAAGCTTCAGGGTTAGGATAAATGATAAACGGGAAACCATATTTATATTACGGATTAATACCTATTAGAAATAACGGGTTTCTAGACATGCCATCAAGATTAGGAGAGACTATGTACGATTGGGGTGACTTTACGGAGCCTCTAGTGCATCAAGATGATTTATACTGGTCATCAATTGATTTCAAGATTGATTTTTTATTTGATTCCAGAGTTACTAATAAAACCTTTAGGCAGTCAATATCTGAGCTTGAAAACTTAAGGGATTCGTTTGAATTGATAAACCAATTTGGATCCTTTAATGTTAAATTGAAAGAGGCAAATAAAACCAAACATACTATTGATAGTAAGGTTGTTTATGAATTAATATTCACTAACGAAAACGTGCAATTTAATTCTGAATTACCAAGCCCAATAGTTGGTAGCGGTATTTCAATCGACGGATATGGACTTTATGAAAACTTTTCATTATTAATTCAAAGCGTAAAACTAAATGACAACATCGCCAGTCTAAAAGATTCAAACAAAACTGTTTCAAACTTTAAAAACCTGCTAAGTAGTTTTAGAACATTTAAAGAAATAGAAATAAAATCAGCTATAAAAAATGATGGAAATGAATTTGAAAATATTGAGTTCTTAAAAAAAATCTTGGCAAATTCAGGATTAAGGAAAATTGCACACAAAGGAATTAATTATAATGCTTTTTTAACACAGGGTTTCAAAGTTATAATTAAGAGAAATTTTATTGAGTTCACCTTTAAGTTAAATATTCTCAATCAAATAGGTGTTTTTCAAGACGGGCTATTTGAGATTGGATTATTGACTTCAGGAAATCAAAGAAAGTTTTTGAATTAACCCATTAAATATGAATTATTTAATACTGAAACTTTAAAAAAAATGATAGTATACAGGGGCATAGAAGAATTTTTAAATGTAGAGGTAGACTCAAATTCTAGCCTTAAGCAAGAATTAGGGGGCCAAGATATTATTGATTGTAATTTTACCTTAGAATTTTATTATGATTTTAAAATAGGAGACTACATTAACTGGAGGGGTAAAAAATACACCATATTCAAGCAACCATCTACAAAAAAATCTAAAACAAATGAAATTGTCTATTCAATTGAATTTGCTAGCGATCAATATAGGCTTTTAAACGCTTTATACTTATTAGATGGTAATGGTGAGTTTTACCTTTTAGCAGACCTTCAGAAGTTTGCGGAATTGCTAATTAATAATTTAAATAGACTAGCCGGCACAAACTATTATAGCTTAGGAACAGTACCTACAACAACAGTTAAAAATCTTAATTTTTCTAATGCTAATTGTCTTTTGGTGCTTCAGCAATTATCATCTGAATTTGGAATTGAATTTCAGTTTTCAGAAGACGGAACTACTATTGACTTTCTAAATAAAATAGGCAATCAAACAAACTTAACTTTTAAATTTAAAGAAGGTTTAAGAGATATTGAAAGACAAAAAATATCAGACAAAAGCTTAGTTACTAGGCTTTATGCGTTTGGAGGAGAGCGTAATATTACTCACGATTATGGATCTAAAAGACTAAAAATTGAAGGTTTAGAAAATAACACAAATATATTTGGAGTAATAGAAGGTGTTGTAACATTTGAGGATATTTACCCGCACAGAGAAGGCACAATAACCTCACTAGGATCAAATGAATTTACCTTTATAGATTCTGGTATTGATTTTGATATAAACGAACAGCTTATAGCAGGTGTAGTTGCGAAAATCACTTTCAACACTGGTTATTTAGCCGGTTATGAATTTGAAATAAACAGTTTCAATAATTCAGATAAAGAATTTGATATTATTGAATATGAAGACACAAACGGATTAATACTACCTAATTCAGTTTTAAAGCCAGCCATAGGTGACAAATATGTAGTGCATGACATCATTATGCCTCAATCTTATATTGATTTAGCAGAAGAAGAATTAACCAATAAGGCTAATGATTATTTATTGGAGAACAGCTTGCCTAATGTGTTATTTAATATAATTCCACACTACCCATACCTAAGAAATAATCTAATACAGTTAAATATTGGAGACATTGTAACGGTAAAGGATGATGATTTTAATGTTGAATACGAGGCTAGAATTCTAAGTTTAACACAAAGCTTATTGAACCCATACGTTTACTCTATTAAAGTAGGAGATAAAGTGACGGTAAACTACATTACCAAAGTGCTTTCAAATCAATTAGAAACAGACAACAATGTTTTTATTGAGCGTTTTGATAGAACTGTACAATATAACAGAATCAGAAGAAATTTAAAAAACATTGACGAATTAAAAGAATCAATTTTTGATCCTGATGGTTATTTTGATGCTGAAAAAATAAAACCTTTAAGTATTGAAACAACAATGCTTTCAGTTGGAGGAAAAAGTCAACAATTTGTTATTCGTGAATTACTAATAGAGGCTAATTATCAAAGTGATCACAATAAAACTTTAATAGGTGATGGCACCTTGGTTCATTTTTTAATTGAAGATACTATTAAAGAGTGGTCACTAAGTGGTAGCGAAAAAAACCATGCAGATAGCAATCAATTCTACTATATATATGCGCGTTGTTTAAGAGGTGGTACAACAGGAGATTTCTTAACAAGTTCAGTTCAGTATAAAGTAGATACTGGATCTACTTATTATTATTTTTTAATTGGGGTTTTGCATTCAGAGAATGAAGGTGTCCGGGGGATTTCTCTCACTTATGGCCAGACAACTATAAACGGTAGATTCATTACTACAGGCAGAATACAGTCTGTAGATGGATTTAATTATTTTGATTTAGATAATGGTCAATTCTTTATTGGTGATGGTAATAGTTCATTAGACTGGAATGTAACTAATGCTGATAGGCTAACTATTAAAGGGTCATTGCTTCAAACACAAGCAGGAAACAACATTGTAGTTCCTAACTTGAGGGGAGATTATAACTCTTCAACAGTTTACTATGAAGGTGATGTTGTGGTTTTTAATGGCGCAAGCTATTTCAAATTAACATCAACAGGAGATTATGGTCTAAGTCCAGACAACTCAACTCATTGGAGGGTATTTGCTAATAAAGGTGAGCAAGGCGCACAGGGTACTCAAGGATCACAAGGCGCACAGGGTGCTCAAGGAGCTGCAGGAGATGAAGGTATTCAAGGTGATCAAGGAAATCAAGGAGGAATAGGGCCAACTGGTCCTAGTGGAGTTCAAGGTCCGGCTATGGTTTTTAGAGGAGAATTTCAATCTGGTGCAGTGTACTATAATAGCGCAAATAGAAGAGATGTTGTAAAGCAATCTGGAATATTTTATTTTTTTATTGGAACAAACGGATCTACTCAATATTCTTTTAATAGTAGTTTATGGGAAAATTTCGGAGCTCAATTTCAAAGCGTAGCTACTCAGTTGTTGCTTGCTGAGAGTGCTAACATTGCGGATTGGATTATTGTAAATGGTAAAATAACTAGCCAAAACCAATATAATGGAGAGCCAAGAGCTCAGTTAAATGGAGAAATGGGCCAAATTACTTTAAAATCTCCTAGAACTATATATGATGCTAATGGAAATTCCATAGTTGTAGCTCAAACCATAGATTTAGACTCTAATAATGGAAGGATATTGGCGAAACACTTAGGCAATTCAACGCAAGAAGGTGGTTATACAGAATTAACAAGCGAGGGCATTAGATCAGAATTTGCTGGCCAAGTGCTTAGTAATGGATTAAAACAAATAAGAGCCGGTGTTTTGGTAGATGCAAAAGGAAGGCTTAATGCTTCAGCTTTTGGAAACCTTGGAGCGGTTGTTGGTGTTTATGGCAGAGCTACTAACGTTCAATCAGGAGGGGCGCCAGCTTTTGGAGGTTATTTTGAAAGACTATTTATGACTGGAGAGACCCATTTAATAGCTAATGTTTTTGGAAACTTTACAGTGACTCAGCAAGATTCTATTTTCGCTAAAAGCACTAGTGTTTCTCTAACTGTTTTTCTTGAGCTTAACCCATCAGAGGGTAGAAAAATAACCGTTAAGAGATGTCAAGTTCAATCTGTTACTATAAATGGTAATGGCATTGGCCTTTGGCACAATGGATATGAAGGCACAACTATGAATATAAATACAACAGGGCAAGCTTACCAATGTGAATATGACGGAACATATTGGCAAGTACTAATAATAGGATAATTATGATAATAATAAGCAAATATTTAGTTAGAAAAGGTTTTGCTGCAATGGCTATTTTTCCTTTTATAATATTTAAGAAAAAAGAATTTATAAACCCAAATAGGCTAAATCACGAGAAAATACATTTAAGACAGCAATTAGAATTATTTGTATTGCCTTTCTTTATTTGGTACGCCATAGAATTTTTATATAAATACTTGAAGTTCAAGAGTAGTAAAAAGGCATATTACGATATATGCTTTGAAGTAGAGGCATATTCAAACGAAAAGAATTTAGATTATTTAAAAAAAAGAAGGTTTTGGAATTTTTTAAAATACAAATAGTAACGAAACTACTGAACTAAAGTATGATTAAGGTTTAAAAAATTCAATTCAGAATATAAATTTGCTTTAAATCTTTTTGAAATGGACCAAAAAAATATTAGAGAATGGGATAATGAACAATATTCAGTTGAAGAAGGAGCTGCGCTCATAAAAGAGCTAGATGACAGAACAAAGTCAGATGAAGAAGGGTATAACTCAATACAAGAATTAGCTTTAAAAGTTCAAGAAGTTGAACAACAAGGTAATACAGGAGACACTGGCCCACAAGGAGACACTGGCCCACAAGGTGTTCAGGGTGATACAGGACAAAGTGGAGCAGATGGTCAGAACGGAACAGATGGAGCTACAGGATTAGACGGTAAGACTATTTTAAATGGAGTTTCAGCACCAAGTACAGAAGGTGTAGATGGTGATTTTTATATAGATACTATTGGTAAAAATATTTATGGACCTAAAGCCGCTGGAGATTGGGGCTCTCCAACTTCTATTATTGGAGATAAAGGAGATACAGGAGATACTGGCCCACAAGGAGCTTCAGGAACAGGAGGAGAGGGAGGTAGCGCTACTCAAATAAGACAAGGTTCAGGTTTGCCTAGTAATGGTTTAGGGATTGATGGTGATTATTACATAGACACTGCGACTTGGGATATTTACCAGAAAACTACTGGAACCTATTCTGTAATAGGCAATATAAAAGGTGGTGTTGGACCTCAAGGAGATCAAGGAGATCAAGGTATTCAAGGCATAGATGGTGATCAGGGTGTGCAAGGATTAAAAGGTGATACGGGTAATACAGGAGATACTGGCCCACAAGGTGTTCAAGGTGTAGAAGGACCTCAAGGTGATGCTGGAGTTACTGAAGTTGGATATTCAAACTTAAAAGCAGAGTTCACAGCGCGGGTTTTGATTTCTGCGAGTGACGTAGATTTTTCAATCGGGGCGGTATTTCACAAAACACTAGACGCGCCAACTACTTTGACTTATTCAAATACTGAGATTGGACTTATTAAAACCATGGTCATAACTCCTGCGGGTTTTGCTCTGAGTTTAACAGGTAATCTCACAATAGGCAGCGAATTTAAAACCGACGCCGTGAATCACATTCAAGTTGAGTGTACAGACACAAATGAATTTTGGATTTCAATCTCTCAAACTATTTAACATGAAAGCAATCAAAATAAATGAGGAATTTGTATTCCTTTCAAAAAACATGAAGCCTTTAATTATTGACGGGTCCTCTCCCTGGTATGGGTTGTTTTCTCAGAGTGAGGAGTTTTTATCATCTCTAGGATTTAAGGACGTTGTAACGCCTGAAATTGACTCCAGGATTGAAGTACTCTCAGAAATGAAATTGATTGGTGACGTCTATTCCTATGAGGTACTAGATAGGACTATCACTCAAACTTTAGCAGAATTGAAAGGTCAGAAAATAGAATTTTTAAATTCAATTACATCTGAAAAACTTGGCTCTTTAGAAAAGTGGTGGCAGAGAGAAAGAAGAACAGAAGGGGCAAAGCCAGTTCCACAAGAGATAAAGGATTTGGATTCTTTTATTAGGTTGGAAAATGAAAATTTTGAATCAGACATAAATGCTTTAACTACTAAAAAAGCGGTATTAATTTTTGATTTGCCAAACTCAAATATTTCATAAATGCTAGGACGTAGATTAATAAAAGTAAAGGGAGGTGCTTCTGTAATTCCAACAGATACATTTGCTTTTTATGAGTTAAATAGCGACGCATTAGATTCTAGCGGAAACGGTTACAATGGAACGGCAACAGATATAACTTATGCTGCTGGCAATTTCAATGATGCAGCAGTTTTTAATGGTACAAGTTCAAACATAGACACTACAATAGACACAGAACTTCAAACGTCTGTTTTTTCTTTTTCACTTTGGTTTAAATCTACTACTACTGATGCCACAGTTAGACACGCATTAGCTAGGTATGGAGAAAGTTCAAATGCAGTTTTTTATGTTAGACATACTGGAAACATTAGCGAATTAGAATTATATTTTTTTGCAACGGGTAGCAGCTTTGCCCTTGTTTTTTCTAGCGTTTCATCAAATACTTGGTATAATTTAACCGTTTCTTTAAATGGTGCAGACATAAATGTATATATAAACGGAACCTTAACCACTCCATCTTCTACTGGCGGAACAATGGCAGCGGTTCGTGCCTCTACATCAGTTCCAATTTTGATTGGTAAATTAAATTTATATAGTATTTATAATTTTAAGGGGCAAATACAAAAAGTAAGAATTTACGACTATGCTTTAGATGCAGCAGCAGCTTTAGCAATATATAATAATTAAAAAATGACTCAGGTATTTATAAATGGAAAAGAGATTGATTTAATTGACGTCACTTCTGTATATCCAAATGACAAAAAAAATCAAAGATGAAAACATATTTAATTTACCTATTTACTGCAGCTTGTTTGTTTTTAACTCCTATTACAGGGCTGCTTATTGCCGTAGGAATGGCTATTTTACTAGATACTATTTTTGGGATATTTAGATCAGTAAGAGTAAAAGGATGGCATTTTATAACTAGCCGTAGGCTCAGCGAGATAGTATCAAAAATGCTACTTTATCAACTTTGTATTATTTGCTTGTTTATAATAGATAGACATGTACTATCCGAGTTTTTTTTTAAGTGGTTTTCAATTGAATATTTCGCTACAAAAATATGCGCGATTCTATTAATATTTATAGAGGGTGTTTCCATTAAAGAAAACTTTGAAAAAGCAACTGGTTTAGATATTTGGGCCATGTTAAAAAAAGCAATCGGCAGAGCCAACGAAATCAAAGAATCTATAAAAAAATGATTAAGCTAAAAGAGCTAGACATTCTAAAAGCCTCAGACATTCTGGGTGTAGAGCCTGCTGTATTAAAAGCGGTTTCAGATGTAGAAGCCCCGTTCGGTGGTTTTCACGCCTCTGGAGAGCCCAGAATCCTTTTTGAAAGACATAAGTTTCACGCCTTTACAAATGGTAAATTTTCAGAATCAAATCCAGGCGTTTCAAACTCAAAGCCAGGGGGATATTTGGGAGGAGTCAAAGAGCATGACAGACTCAGGGAGGCCGTTGGGCTTAATAGAATAGAAGCCTTAAAATCTGCTAGTTGGGGCAAATATCAAATCATGGGTTTTAATTATAAACTTGCGGGCTTTACGGTAATCCAGGATTTTATAAATGCCATGTACAAGAGTGAGGCTTTTCAATTAATGGCCTTTATAAATTTTATTAAAAATACGGGGCTTAAAAAGCCGCTACAGGACAAGGACTGGGTTGCCTTTGCTAAAGGCTACAATGGCAGAAATTACGCCAAAAATAATTATGATGTGAAAATCCAAAAGGCATATGAAAAACACTCTAGATTATGAAAACACTAATTACCTTTTTACTGGCACTTACTCTATTGTCATGCGCCTCAAAAAAAATAAAAGAAAGTAGTAAAAAACTCAGCTCCCTTCAGATTAAAGAAATAAAAAAAGATAGCGTTTTAATTTTAAAAACCAGTAGGCCAATAAATGACCTTTTAAAATTACCTGTAGTGAAGAGCAACACTTCCAATAAAAAAAACGACTCTATTATAAACGCCAAAGTGGATGAGATCCTGTCAAAATTAAACACCTCAAAGCAAAGCGGAAATAACAGTTATAATTTATTTTATGACATTGGCCGAAGAATCCTAAGACTGGAGACTTCAATAGGTGAGACAACGGACCAGAGTTTAATTGTGATTAACAACAGTAAAGAGGAGACTATCCTAGAGGAGACAACGCGCGAATATTTGTATAAAAAAATTATTCGTACGCCATGGTGGGTTTTTGCGGGTTTTGTGGTTTTCTTTTTACCTAAAATATTTAAAATATTCATTGCAGTAGCGAATCCAATATCTGCTTTTTTTAAGAAGTAGTTTTTTGAAATTAAACTACATTTATTCTTTTTCCATATTCTATAATACGTTGTTTATTATTTAAATCGTAATGATTGTCTAGCATCTTGTTTGATGTATGGCCCGCAATACCTGAAGCTAAATTGCGACCTTTTAAATCAACTACTTTAGTCAAGTATTTATGTTTGAATGAATAAAAGTCCTCATTTATTCCTAGCTTATTTTTTACATGTGTCTTCCAGCGCCTTGTTATTTGCTCACTCCTTATTTGTTTTTCTCCAGGGCTTAAGTTTTGGGAAAATAAATAATTGCCTTTTTCTGAATTTTCAATAATTTCAGACCAGAAATGTAAAACGTTATTATTAATCGCTTTTAATTCTTCAGTAGGTGTATTGTTTTTTAAGACAGTAATTTTAAAAGTTTGGGCCTTTATATTTACATCCTCTTTTTTTATTCTTAGAAGCTCAGAGGTCCTAGATCCTGAACGGTAAAAAATCTCTAGATAACGATAAAATGTATAGTAATTTTCTTTTAAATGATTCCTTATTATTTCGTGATTAGTGTCAGTAACAGCTCTTCTTAGCTTTTTAATAACCTTCTTTTTTTCAATAGCATCTATTGGATTAATTTCTATAAGATCTTCAACTACAAGGCGTTTAAAAACTATCTGCATGTAGTTTCTAACTTTATTATAGCGGCTATTTGAATAGTTCTTTCTTTTTGCTAAATGATTTAGAATTGTTCTAACGTGTTTACGCTTAATTTCTGAAACTAAATAATAGTCATAGCCTATCATTTTGGTGGATTCTATGAAATAATCCTTTAGCCATTTAATCTCATCCTTTGTTTTTTTAGCACATTCAACTTTAGAATAAGCATATTCAATTGCTTTACATATAGGCATATCTTCAGAAAAAGCTTCATTAAAATTACTATATGTATTATCTATGGGATTATATCCTTCATGAAACAAAATATGTAATTCATCTTTTATTATAGTTTCTGTAGCCTGTTGCCTTTGACTTAAAACCTTAAACTCGTTCATGCGACGAACAGTAATAGTTTTGCCCCAAAGACTGGTGTTTTCATACTTAGGATCGTAGAAACGATAGGTAATGCGCCAATTTTCTTTTAGTAAAAATTTGGCGTTTCTTTTCCAATTCTTTGGATAAACAAGTAGATTGCTGGCTTTACAGCCGTTTGGTAAGTATTGCATAGTGTTGTCATTTTTGTTGTCAGCAAAAGACAAAAACACAGCATTGAAGAATTTTCTTTTTTAAGAAACCCCTATTTTAAAGGGGGTTCTATGGTAATAATAATGTAGCGAGAGGGGGGCACGATCCCCCGACCTCCGGGTTATGAATCCGACGCTCTAACCAACTGAGCTACCTCGCCATTTTTACAGGCTGCAAATATAAAGTTTAATTAATGGCACTTCCAAAA